TGTGCCATCAGGTGTGAGCATCTTGTTGCAAAGTATCTCTGCCATTTGGTTTACCTATTGTACATTTTAAGGTGTATTGCACCGTATATTCGGCATTTTTTAAACTAAAGCGCCCTTTTGCGCGTACAGGTGGGCAGTCCTGCGTCTCCCGTTAAACGGTACGCTAGGTTATAAAAAGCTAACTCATTGTTTACCTCCTTCCATAAATCATATGCAGTTATTCTTCTTGGTCAAATTCAAATGTCTCATCGAAGCCATTCATTATGTATTGCATAATGCAGTTTTTTATCGTCTCTTCATCAGGTGTATCAGTGTGCTTGCGCGCCCTAAGATAACCAGCGTCTGTACCTTGCTCGACTATCTGCTCTATTATTTTGTAGTACCTAATTTTCATCGCCATCACCTCAAAACTTTCATCCTGCGAACATCATAATGACCGACCAATTCAACGTCAGCCTGATCCCTTCTGTTCGCTCCCGTCCTACCGCCAACCTGAAACTCATCAGGCATCTCGGCAAAATCTATATACCTAAGCTCATCGTCATACTGCACCACAAAAAAACTAGGCACCTTGGTCTGCTCTGATAGCTGGTTGGCCTTGGCTCGTTTGTTCACTGAAAAAATAATGGTCGGGTATGTTTCGGCCTTAACATTCCTAACCCTGATCTCAGCTAGCGCCACAAGCTTATTGCTCCGTATCAATGCAAAGTCGAGCCGATAGCTCAGGGGTAATTTCAAATAATCACAGTTCCATTTTTCTGCGGCAGATTGCATCACCTTTGCCTCGCGGCTGAGGTCAGCCTCTGTTTCGTATAGCGGTCTTGCCATGTCTCTTCGCCTTCTTTTCTTTATTCCAAATAGTGGTCACCCCAAGCTTTACTATGTCCTTTGCAAAGGCTGGGTAAGCATCGTCAGGAATACTTTCTATCGCCTCTCTGCGGTCTTCCCTAGTTTTCAGGTCTAGGATGTTGCTGGGCAGGAGATAGATCAGTGTGGACTTGGCGAGGTCGTGAAACTCTACCGGCAGACTCATCTCTATGTACTGAAGGCACTGGGGGTAGTAAGTTTTTTCCGCCGCATTTTTACAAATTATCCTAAACAGGTCTGGCTTCACGGAAACACCAGCAACTCGCGCATGAGCATGATGCCTGTTTCGTAATCAACGCTGACCGTATCGGAAAGGTAACTGTCTCCCATTAGATCCCCCAAACGAAACACGAACTTAATGGGCTGCCGATCATACTTATAGATCAGCACGGGGACATGCGAGTCACCCGCAGAGGTCAGCGTCTGCGTCCACCAGTCGGGCTTATACCAGTGTCCGCTTGCATACCGTTTAGCCTCGATCATCAGATTATGAAACTCAATGTCGGCCTTACCTGCGACCTGATACTGGTCTAGGTTTCGCTTTAAGTGATCAGCGCACTCGCCAAACTCATCTTGAAATTTCTTGATAAGCTCACGCTCAAAAGCGTGGCCCTTAGCTCTTCCATTAATCATTGCGGGGGTCATCTCCCATACTGAATCGCGTGTACCAAATGCGTTTCATCTTATCTTTAACTGCGCTATTACCTGCCTTTGAACCTTGCCGCCACTGATACTTAAACGCTGTAATCTCAGCCCACTCTTTAACCCGCTCCTCACCATAAACCATGCTCATAATGTCAATGCATTCAACCCCACCATCCTTGACGTAATGGCTTGGCTGGAACACATCGCTCAGCTCTTCAGCAGCGGCATCTGCCTCAAGCCGTCGATCAAGTACTTCCCTCACTGAATCACTAGCCGCAACATTAAAAGGCTCGTGAGAAATAGCAGGGAATTCGGTTTTAAGTTTGTCCCAGTCTTCTGGTGTCGCGGAGTTAATCCCATGTGAGGAATTCTTTGGCGCAATCGAGGAGTGATTGCTCGGAGCCGTACCGCTGTTCAAATCGGGCTTTGCTAGGGTGTCGCGATGTGTATAACGCATTGTCACTACCTTCTCTATGGTGCTGGTAGCAAAGCGGAATCGACTCCAAGTGACAGTCGGGTTTCACCTTGCCGTTCAAGTGGTGTATTTCAGGGGGACTACAAAGCCCCATCTCTCGCTTGCAGATCACGCAGCCCAAATCAGTTATTGCCGCCATCCACTGCTTTTCTTTGGCCGTGGCCGTTCTACTCTTCACGAAGTGTAGGCTTATCAGCAACCGTCCCGTGGCCGTGCAGATAATCTACTGACACACCAAAAAATCTGGCAATCTTGCGCGTCATGTCGTAGCTAGGGGACTTTGTTTTCCCCTGCAAGAAGCGATTGATCGTCGGCTGGGGTACTCCCGTCTTGTTACTCAAGTCAGTCTGTGTGAGGTTATGCTTACTCATCAATTCTTTTAACTGGTTCATCTTTTCCTCTACTAATCGGTGTTGTAAATTCTATTTTTTTCAAAGCGATGCGTAGCCATCTGCGACTGCCATATTTTGAACTCTATTTCACAGGCCATTAGGTCGGACTTAGCTGCTGCCAGTTGACCTTTTGCTATGCCCCGATCAAGCCTTGCCTGAACAACGTAAGGGCTTTCATCAGCACACCGCTCTTGAGCCGCGTTGGTCTTGTGACCTTGCATTTCAGCCTTTACTTTTTCCTGCGCCACCATCATTTTTTCTTCAGCGTCCGTCTTGGCTATAGCTCTCTCGGCAGCGGAGATGGCCTGACCTGCCTGCCTGACATTTTGTGCGAAGTTTTCAGTCTCTTGCATTTTTCTATCCCTGCTTGGAGTAATCAATATATTGTTTTGCCTTCGATCCTCGGCGCTCTTTGAACTGCATGGCATCAACGTCGAACTCAAAACCTATCTTGCCTTCATACTGGCCGTTGCGATTTTTTAAAACTTCAAGGTATGAGTCCCACTGGCGAGCGTATTTCTCATCGACCTCCTCCATCAGGATCTCAGCCTGAGCAACCGCCTCTTGCTTGCGTTTGTTTTTAAAGATTGCGATAAACCCATCAGCCAAATCTGTAATTGATCCAGAACCTTTGATGTCATATTTATTTGGTGCGGTCATTTCAGACTCACCCTTACGAACGTGCGTCACTAAAAATATAGTCACAGGAAATGCCATCTTGAAATTGACGAGCTGCTCAATGAACTTTTGCTGACCCTCATAATCGTCCTGCCTGACCATGTTTGTCAGAGAGTCGATCACGAATACGTTGATGCCATAACGGCGATAGGCATACTCGAAACACTCCATCAGGTCTTTAGGTTTTGGTGTTAGCTTGTCAACAAATAGCCACAGGTTGGGGGCCAACCAATCAAGCAATGCTTTCCGGTAAGGTTTAGGTGGGGAGACAACACCGCCTGCCTGCTTCATCATGCGCCCCAGAGTTGCGCGTGGCGGCATCTCCATGCTCGCAATCAAAACCTTCTGGCCTTGAGCGACCGCATTCAGGCAAAGCTGACCAAGCCACAGGCTCTTGCCGTGTCCGTTAATACCCGCAACGCCCCAAAGCTCCTGAGGTCTAAAGCGAATATCTTCCTCGTCTAACTTGGCCCAGCCTGAGCCAAACCCAGAGGTATCTTCATCGGCACTAAAGAACTGATCCAAATCATCTTCAAATTCCATAACAGATCGAAGGGTGGTTGGGTCTTTCCAAACAGCTTCTTCATAGGCCATAGCCAACATGGTCTGGGCATCTGCATAGGACTGTTTACCCCCCTGCAACATGTCGTTGATGTCTTTGTTGGGGAGGTTGATGCGGACACAGCGATCCCCCAGTCGAGACATAATCTCGGCTGCTGCCAGCTCACCCTGCTCATCCATATCAGTGGCGACGAGAATGCGCTCAAAGCGACTGAGATTATCGTATTCGTTTTCAATCCACTTGGATTGCTTGGCTCCCTTGCCCCCACCAAAGGGAACGCTCAGGGCGGGGTAACCCAGCTCACTGCATGCAATGGCATCCCACTCGCCCTCAACGAGCCACACTTCTCGGGTGTCCGTTGGCATAACATTCCAGCCAAACAGAATCGGCTTAAGATCTTTCTGGGTAGCTGGGTTGCCGTCATGATTCATTGGTTTGGTCTTGATAAATACCATCTCACCCGCGACATCATGGTATGGAAATACAACGTCCGAACCTCGATGGCTAATCGTCTCGTAGATTTTCCACTTAAAACAGATCTCACCGACATCCCTAAAGCCCCTTCCCTCCATGTATGTATGCAAGTTTGGGGACATTTCAGCCTGCTCAGGAGGTTGAGGTTTTTGGTAGGTCTTTTTTTCCACCGCGCTGAATTTTTTGGAGGGCTTACTGTCCCTGACATTGCAACGCTTCTTAGCCCAGTCCATTGCCTCAACAAGGGTTAATCCTTGGCAATGCTGGATAAGGTCAAGCATGTCACCGCCTTCACCTGTAGCGAAGTCCATGTACTTACCGGATTGCTCGCCGTGAAGGTAGACCGACATTGACCTACCCTTTTCACCTGATATTGACCCAACCTTGTAACAGCCTGATTCAATTTTCCCGTCTGGATACAGCTCTGCACAGATTCCAGTTGCCTGCTCGGCAAGCGCCTGTACTAATTCTCGGATCTCCATTATTTGATCGCCCCTAAAATATCATCGTTTCGTTTTTTGTTTTTAAACTGCGCCAGAGAAGACCAGTCAGGATCGCCGATGCGCTGCCATGTCCCTCTTGCAATGGCGTAAGACACCAGCTCACCAATATCAAAGCCAGCCTGAACCATAATCTCAAAGTCTTTGGTCTGCCTTGTCACTGCAACCTTGGAGGGTGCGCGATTGTTCTTCTGCTTATGCTCCCACCACAACAGCCAAGACTGTTTGGGAACCCCCGAAGGGATGGCGGTACATAGTTGTTCTTTCCATGATTGTTGTTCTTTACTATTGTTGTTCTTAACTATTGTTGTTCTTAGGTCGCTATTTTTGCGATCTTGGTTTTGAAGATCTTGGTTTTGAAGATCTTGGTTTTGAAGATCTTGGTTTTTGCGATCTTGGTTGTCATATACCAACCAGTCCCACGTTGTCTTGCCCTCCTGATCCCGACCATTCACTCGCTGGATATATCCGGCAGCACTCAGCTCTTTTGTGATTCGGGTGACCTTGCCTGTGCTGATGCCAAACACATTTGCAATCTGGCGGTTGCTGACCGTCCACTCCTCAACATGACTTAGCAAATAGCAGAGGACTCCCAATGACTCGGGGCTAATTCCATCTTCACGCTCGGTGGCGCTAATGCCTCCGCGCAGCAGCAGGTTTGGTATTCGTGTATAAGTTGCGGATTCAAATTTGGCTCGCTTGAATATCATTTATTCAACATTTCCATAATTAATACAATAATGCAGGGTTTCATTAGCTGGTCTATTATTACTTGGTATGTGTATATTTGCAAATGAATATAGACATTTGCGATCTTATTTGCATAAATTTGCCTATAGGAGTATGGTGCGGACACTTGGATCAATCTGACGGTGTCGCGTAGAGAGAGAAAAAATGTACTACTAGGGAAAGAATTTGAGTAATTGGGGG